GGAAGGATCATTCGCCACCATACGCTTGATGAAAGCCTTAGCCTCATTCGTATCACCCGCTACAGCTACAGTACGAATCTTGTTACCAGCACCATCCACTTCATCAATGAACTTGGCACCGTTATAGGAAATCGAGTAGTAGCCCTTACGCTTGTTCAGCACACGGTCACTATCCTTCAACGCACGGGAATACTCTGTAGGGCTCTGACGGATAATCATATGCTCTACAGTCTCACCAGACAGCGTGGCAGGACGGCGAAGCTTAGCAATCGTACCGCCCTTGTTATACAAATCGTCTAGCTCACCGGAAGCAAAGCCGCGTACAGCATCGGTAGCAGGATCGTAAAATCGAGTGACATTGCGAGCGGGACCAATCGGACGTGCAAAAAGTTCTGCATTCGCATTCTTAAAGTATTCATACCCTTGGTTCCTCAGTGAACGAACAACATCAAGGTTTTCCAGATAGTGATGATCGTCCCAAAAATCACGCCACTTACGGATAGCACCAACTTCGGCATTATTAAATCCGCGAGCAGCCAAGTCAGCTTGGTCAAAATCAATACCCTTAAAGTTCGCTTCCCGAATATAGTCATTGATCTTCGCCTGTCTTGCTTCGGGGAATGAACGGAAATCCTTTGCGAAGTCCTCTGCCTTGCCCACAAATGCTTTCTCAAACCGTGCGCCATAATCTTTAGCAATGGCAGCCGGGCCAGTGATGTGTTTATCGAGCATGCTCGCAGCGTCTAGTGCATAGCGCTGTAGGGAAGCCCGATCCCCAAAGTTGGTGCCTGCAAATCGGTCAAGAGGATTGCGCTTGACAGTCAATGCACTCATTTCATCAAACCAAGAAGGATTGACTTCAGGATTGCTTTTCACCTGAATCTTGTAATCGCCTTCAAGACTACGAACGCTTTCAGCATCTACAGGTACGTGATTAACACCTTGCTTCTCAAGAATGGTAATGTCATCATCAGTAACTCCGTAATGACGCAAGGCATACTTGGCCTGTTCCAAAGCATCTTCCGCCTTGGAGAAAGAACCACCCGGCACTTCATACACTTGATTGATGATAGCGCGATTGCCTTCCCACTTGAACGAAGTCATTGCATCGTTAGCAACCAGCCCAGTGGCATTGCCGAAGTCATTCACCATACGTGCACGAGCTTGCGCTTGTTCAGCAGGAGTGAGTGCATTAACGCTAGTGTCATTCACCAAGTCAACCAACTTGGGATCAACTGAGTTTTCAATCCGTGCGTTGCGATCAATGTCATTCACACGAGAGAACACCACACCTGTATCCGAAGTCTGAGGCATCACGTTATTAACGATTGCCTGTTCCTTGTCTACCCCAGTGAGGGCATCCGACATTTCATCTGTGCCCTTGATAACTGCCTCATGGAATCCACGAGCAGAATCGGGATTGGCATTCTGTGCAATCTCCATCGGGCTATTCGGATTAATGTCATGCGTAACCGACTGCTTAGCCATGCGTGCCATAAGCTGTGCAAGGTTCTCTTTCGGTGCAGCTTGAACAGCCTTCGGCAGCAACAGGGCGGGAATCTTTGCTGCTGTTGCAGCTTCCTTAACCCCAGTGCCTCCTAGAAGGGCAGCAGTGCCACTAGGAGCGGCTCCTGTAGCTTCCTGAGCCACACCCATTGACCTAGGGGTGAGAAGGGCTCCTACGTCTTTCTGAGCAGCCTGTACAGCCTGTCCGTCTCCACCAAGTAATGAACCTACATTCTTCGGCTGGTTCACAGGTGTCTTGATACCTTCCTGAACAATCGAAGGCTCTGCAACATCATTCACCACAGGGCCAGTACCTACAGTGCCTTCCTGCCGTACATTAGATGGAGTGTTGGCATTAGCTTTGGCAAACTGTAGCGACTCCTCATGCGTGAGTGCGCCTTCGCCACCCTTGACCATACGGGCCACATTCTTGCCCATCAAGCCAATGTCTTTGATCTGACTACCGGCAAACGCTAGGTCAGCAATACCACCAAGGTTGTCCAGAAACTCACTACCCATCCCATAGGATTCGGTATTGAAAATCTTATTGAACTGTTCGAATGCTTCGTGCTGATTGTCATTGCCGTACAGGAAGCCTGAATGGTTCTGCACAGAATTGAACATGGCTTTAGCCACAGCCAATTGCTGTTGAGGAGGAAGCGTTTGTACATAACCTTGCAGGTCACGAGCAGCCGTACCGGGACGCACATACGTAGTAAAGTTCTCCCACCACTTACGGGGTACGCCTGTCTGTGCAGCTAGGTCGTTATAAACCTTGTTCTCAGTGATTGCGTTCTTAAACGGAATCAGGTTAGAAGCATGATCGAAGAACGTACTGACGGCACTTTCAGTGTCTTTAGGTTTTAGGTGATTCGACAACACCTGAATACCCGCACGAGCCGTTGCCATTTCATTCAGCGTATCAGCCGTAGAGATACGAGCGTTCTCCGAGTCAACCGTTTCACCAGCCGAAGGCTTAGAAAGAAGATTGGTTTGGAGAATCGTAGACGTATCCGTCATTACCGGATTCAGATGGAAATTACTAACTGCCTGTTGCTTCTGTTCGATAGGGGTCTTAGGATCAGCGAGAATGCCCATCAGGCTCTTTTGATCCTGTTCCTTGATGCCTGCCTGTGCCTGCTGCTTGAGAAGCTTCTGAGTGGTATCCTGCCCTTGCTGTGCCTCTCCCATAATCGTGTTATACGAATCCTGAGATTGGAACGGATTGGCAATAAGAGAAGTGATTGTTGCTTGGTTACGGGTAGCAGCCAGAGGGGGAGGAGACGACGGCAGCGGAGAAGTCGTCACCAAATCATCAATTGCCACTGGAGAGCTAACTGCTCCACTGTCGTCAAGAATATCCATTTAATTCCTTGTTATTGTTGTGCTGTGGTTCCGGGAATCTTTGCCGATTTCGCGTATGAACCATATCCCATAGAAGCAACACTGCTAATGGTAGAGAAGATAGAAGCAAGACCTTGCATCTGACCGGCTTTCTGTTGTGCATCAAATAAGGTTTGATTCGCAGCAGACAGGTCATTACCAATTCGAACACCACGGTCATAGTTGCCTTGCATCATGCCTTGGTTGCTTGAGTATAGAGTTTGCAAACTGCCTAACGCCCCAATCTCACCTGAGCCATTCTCTACTCCAGAATTCTCCGCAGACTGCATCACTCTCGCACGATTGATACGATCTTGTCGGTATTGGTCTCGTGCGGCTGCCGCTGCCTGTTGTGCATTACCTGCCCGCTGTTCACTAGCCGCTTGTTCTTGCAGGTCTTGCGCATGCCTTCCCGCAGCTCTTTGTTGATTACCGGAAATGATTGTTGTTGCAGTTGAAGCCACTGCTGCCGCAATGGCAACAACGGCTAATGCTACTGGCATATTAAATCTCCTTGACTAGAACAACCTCCAGAGGGGCATAGCCAAGACGTTCAAGAATCTTACGCAGAGGAGAAGTGAGAGGAGAGTTCCATGCCATCAGGTCTGCTCCTGTTACTTTTGCGTGCTCTACAGTTTTCTTGATAAGTCTTATTCCCAATGGGGTATCTCTAAATAAAGGATCAACGTATAGGGCATCGTTGTTGCAAGTGACATGTCCTTTGGAATGTACGTTGGGAGCTATAACATTCACGGAATAGCCAACGATCAATCCATCATAGAACGCAAACAATCCGAAAGCGGCATTGCTTTGTTCCATCTGTCCATACACTGCAAAATCAATGTCTACCTTCCGCTGAGTCTGTCCATACACTTCTTCCCAGTGCTGTTCGAACAAGTCTTTCAGTGTGTAGAGCGTAGGCAGGAGAGGTAGTTGTTTGATTTCAACCATTTCGATTCCTAGTCAGTAAATACTTTATTTACCTATTTAATTGTTGAATTGTTACGTAAGAGCCTAAGCCCTTACGCAACCTGATTGACATTGACTGAGATATTCCAACCTAGAATCTGGCAATCCTTCCCTTCTTCTGTCTCGAAGTAGAGTGCAATAGCCTTTCCACGTCCACGCAGTTTGTTCTTGCTTGTGATTGCGTAGAACCCGGTATTGAATGGATCACTCGTACTTACTACGAACCTCGGCATCCTATAGCGATACGCCTGAACCAAAGGACTCCACTTATTGCTCTCAATCTGATTTGCGTAGTTCCATTGGGAGCGAACCATACAGCCCGACTGACTTGCTGGTGTGAAGTCAGAATTTACTCCGCTCTCAGTCCTCACAAAAGTCATGAACAGATAGGGAGTTTGTTTGTCGATTGACGAATCACCCCCAGTTGCTGCACCTGTCAAGCAATACGCCTTAGCATCTACACCAACATTGTCAACCGTGTACCAGTCCTTGAAGTTGGTGTTGTAGTAGTAGGAGATCGTGACGTACAACGATCCACCAACATTCACCATCACGAAGTATCGAAGGTATTGTTGAGAATCAACTCGTGATGAGCCAGTGCTTAGCACTTCATCAGTACCAGCGAATACAGGCTCACCAGCAGAGAACACTTGCGAGGATGTATCAGAAGTAATGGAGGTTTGGGACTGGAACATGCCGCTAATTTCAGCTACGTTGTTCGGTGCGTTGAAGATCGTATTGCACGTAAACACACCTAACGCTGAATCGAAGATAAGTTCCTTGGTTGTAGAGGACTCAGTGAAGAAATCTCCCTGTTTGTAAATCCACCGAATCTTCTTGTTGATGATATCGTAGCCACCAAAAGCCTTCTGCTTAGAGAGACTTGGAATAGCTTGGTAGAACGTCTGGATTGTAGTAAGAGTCAAACTCGCTACTGTCAAATCCCCAAACTGATTCTTACCAATCTTGTAGATACCATCGTTGGCCCAGTAGTAACAAACATCCCCTTCAAGAACAATCGAATGAGCAGACGTGCCACCAAACGAAGAAATCCTATCGAGTTTGTAGCTGGTGGCTGTGAAGCCTGACGATTGTGTTCCACCAGTAAGCGCCCATACCCCGTTCTCAGCAATGATGACAAGGCTGATGCCCATTGAGTACATGCCAATGATGTTCTGTGCACCGGCAACCTTCACAAAGCCACCATCCGTATCTACGATATCTGAAGCATCCCGTGAAGTCGGGTCTCCATCTTGGTAGCACTTATTAATGTCTTGCTTGTTCTTAATAAGCTGCGAGAAGAACACGTAGTTGGCATAGTTGGGAGAGCGCTTATCTCCATTGATAACTTCACCACGGAAGCCAGAGAAGAACACTCGCCCTGCAAACTGAGCCACACAGGTTGGGCCATAGGGAGTGTAATCAGCAGGGAATTCAATTGGAATCCCCATCATTGGATACTTGGCTGCATTCTGCGTCAGCGCATTAGCTCTACCATATCCACGCTGTAGCGCATCAATGATGAAATAACCCTTGGCTGAACTGAACTTAGCTCCCAACACTTCATCGTACATGTTGGTGTACATGCGCTCAAAAGGCTGTTGGCTGCTTGCTACCGATTGGAATTCCAAGCCTGCCCACACCTGTTCAGCGTTGCTAGGGAACTTACCTAGGTCTCCATTGAAGTATTCATACGGGCTTTGGTTAATCCCATTAGAGCCCTTACGAGGGATACCCCAGCTCTGATTCTGTAGGTTGTATCGATGCTGTGCTGTGTCATTCCCACGGTATGTAGGATCAGTCTCATACAGGGGTTGCGTGGTTTCCTCAATACCCCAAAGGTCACGAACCATGATCCGTTCGTATGAGAGGGAGAAGGTACTAGTAGCAGAGTCAAACTGAATAACTGCAAAGCTCTCCGTACCAGAAGCCACAACCAAAATACCTTCCACATCTGTCAGAGAGAAGTTGGTTGCTGTAGGAAACTGGGAGATAGTCACCTGTCCTGCAATACCGCTACCTGTAACTGCCACTTGATCTACATTGAAGAACAGCAGGTTATTGCTAATCTGTAATACTGCAAAGTTGGCATCAGGATTACCACCTGCTGCTGTCCATTTGTATGCCGTGTATCCAACGCTACCAAGCTGAGTGAAATCCAGCCCGGTAGGAATCAGTTGGTATCCCGGTTCATAGTCCATTCCCAAGCGGCGCTTACGACTGCCATTGCGGAACAGTTCAAAATTAACTTCGTCTGCCGATGAATTCGGTGGGAAGTTTAATGGACTTGCTTCAGTGATAAGCCCGCCAACGAAGTTATTAACCTCACCTCTTTGGCTTTGCTTCGGCATTACACCACCTTGGAATCAGTGTACATATCGATAAGAGTCATTGCAGTACCACGATCCGTAAACAATCCTTCAAGCAACTTAGGAATCTTTCCTGCCTTGCCATGATGGACAATGATTAGAGTACGTGGATTGCCCTTTTGCGGGATAATATCAAAACCCTTGTAAGTCATTTAGAACTCCTGCGTCCATAGTTCTCATAGCGGACACCACCATGAGTGCGCCAAGCTTTACGTGAAAGCCAGCGTTGTTGTCGTTGAGACTTTGCTTCTGCCTTCTGATTTGCCATCTGCTTCACCACTAGGAATGCAGTGCTCTTGGCTTCTTCCAGAAGGGCAGGGAAGGCTTCAGAGGGGAGGTCTGGTACTGCCCTATCCTGATGCACCCAAGCGGGGTCCATATAGGCCAATACCTGCGTCTTTGACGATTGTAGAGTGTCATCAACCTCTGAATCATATGAGTCACAAACAATGTAGTCATCATCAAACGAAGTCCAGAAGCTAGGGGCTACGTTGTTCTTGATGAGCAAGGTGATTCCACTTACATCTTTAATCTGAATCGTATTAACGTCTGTGCTGTTACGTCCAGATGTATAGCGAAGAAACTCATCTGGATACAGATACTTCACATCGCCATACTGAAGCTGTGGATTATCCCTACTAGACTTTTCATAACGGAACAGTTCAAGTTCCTTGATGTTCTCAGGGATACGAAGATGCGTAGGGCGTTCAAGCGTTGTGGACGAATCGAGAGAAATCATCTTGCGAAGGTGAGGCCAATTCCGATTCGCAATCATTTCCTCATAGCACTGCCGGATGATGTTCGCTACCTGCTGCGATTCAACCGTGTCATCAATGCTATTAACTTCGTCCGAATCCATGTCATTCAGGATATCCTGAGTGAGGGAGAGGAGGGACTTTTTCATTAGCTTGCCTTAATCAAATTGAGATTGAGTTGTGCATCTGAAATAGTCAGAGAGCCGGCGGAAGTTGATGCAACATAAACCTGCACCGTATTACCAGCAGTAAGAGACACAAAGCAACTCATGCTCATAGTGCCAGCACTCGTAGTGGCTGCTCCAGTCATAGTTGCATGGCGTGCACTGAATGTAGAAGCGTTTACTCGATACTTCATTGCTACCTTTGCACCAGCAGCAGGAAAGCCAGTAATACCCATCCACAAATCAAGTCGGTACAAGCCAGTGGTGTTTGCTGTAAGCTGATTGGATGCGTAGGTTACATCCAACAGAAGGTCAGAAGCCCAAGGCGCACCAGTGCCCGATACAAGCTGATAATCGGCATTGGTATTGAGAGAAGCATCTGTTGCGGCTGTGAGGGACATGCTGTTGGTATTGGCCGTAATAGCCATTGAGCCATATGCAGCATCCCGCTTCAGGGTAAAACCACCTCCGCCATTTGTTATCAGACGAAGGTTGGAATCTGTACCGGGGTCTGTAACGCCACTCAGGGCAACGGGATTAACCTTGGACCATGTACCCGATCCAGAGCCATTTGCCAGATACAACGTATTGGCGGAAGCAGACACAACACCTTTGGGTTCATGCAATTGGGCATCGGGAATATCACGATGTTGTACAGTCATTTAATATCCTTAGATAAAAAGAAAGGGGCGAGAAGCTTTTGGCCTCTGCCCCTTGTCTATTAATTCACTGCGCCAAGCGTACGATTCTTGTAGATGTAGCTAATGACGAGAGAAGCCTTGCCAACACCCGAAGTAACTGCCGGGGTCGTGCCAGTCAGTGCAACCGTAACCTTTTCAGCAGCAGTCGTACCAGTTGCGGAGGCCGTAGCCCACGTACCAGCAAGAGCCGAACTAACATCGATCGATTGAACCGAGCCGAGGTTCGCAGCCGTGAGAGCTACACCGTTCGTTGCCGGAGCCGTGCCACCAACTGCAAGGCCCGGAGTCGTACCCGTAAGCGTGAAAGCTTCATGCACAACCAGCGTTGCACGAACAAACTTTGCACCCTTCGGAACAACATACGGAGGCAAGAACAAACTGTCCGCGAGAGACGTACCGGAGAACTCAAGCGAGAGTTCATGCGAAGCGTTTTGCGAATGGTCCGTACCAACCGTGTTACCAGTGCTACGCGCACCGTACTGGTTGGACACGCCAATACCTGCTTGATTAACGTAAGGCATTAATTATTTTCCTTATTTGTAGTTCACAGCCGAGGTAATCAGCACACCCAACGTATCAACACGTTGCGTACCAAAGCCCCAACGGCACGAGGTAACGAATTCATCACGGCGAAGGTCTTTATTGCGTTCACCTTCCACCTTGGGCATACGACGCCATGCAGCCATAATCGGCTTCGTGTTGTCATCGGCAAGCGACATGAAGATGTTTGCAACACCATTCGTGACCGAAGTCGTACCATCCGAGAACGAACCCTTAGGCAGACGATTCGAAGTGATGATGTTCCAACCGTACAGGTTCATGAGGAATTCATGATCCTTGCTGAAACCATTCTCAAGAATCTGGTCTGCAAAATCCGTTACGTTCGAAGTAATCGTCACCAGACCCGACAACGTGCTTGCAATCAGCGGATCACAGATGAAGATGCGACCTTGTGCAGGAACGTTAGCCTTATCGAATGCAAGCTTCATTGCAATCAGATGGTCAAGCTGGAAGATGTTGTTAGTAGCTGCCGAAGCAATACGATGTGCGAAGCCGTTAACCAAGTTTGCATTGGCATTCGTTTGTGCCGAATTACACTTAGCGAGGAAACGCGTTTCAAACACTTCCTGAATAGCGCGGGTCGATTCCTGCGAACGGGCAGACATAAGTGCTTCCACTTGTGCGCCATCTTCACGCAGTTCATCCGTGACATACCATGCATCACCAACATAGTCGGTAATCGTCAGAGTCACTTCACCCGATTCAATCGGCGTGTAATCGAACGGAACTTCTTCAGCACCATCCTGAATCGTAACCGTACCAACCGTTTTGATATGCAGCGTACTACCCGAACCGAAGTCCGATACATTGCGGAAATACGATTCCGGCAACAGACCGTCATGCAGGTTACGGAGAATAAACGCCGAATACTGTTCGCTTTCAATGAAAGCAGTAGAGTTAAAGCGATTTTGGGACATTTATTGTTGTTTTCCTATTTTCCAAAATACTTGAAATAAACCTTGGGGTCAGTGAGGTCATGAACGGATGCACCTGCTGCATGAATTTCATCAACCATTGCGCGTGCACGAGCAGCTTCCTGATTGAGTTCACGAGTGGTAGCGCCAATCCGGGACTTCTCTTTGTTACGACCGATCAAGGTTTCTTGGTGTGGCTGAAAGGCAGCCGTATTGACAGCACTCGGAGCAGGAGCAAATGTATTCGGCTTAGGAGCCGGTTGCTCTGAAACACCCAACGCTTTCAAAACTGCTTTAGGTGACTTAGCTGCGAATTCATTCATTTCAGCAACAGTAAGTCCAAGCTCTTGCGCAGCAGCCGTATATTTGGCTTCTGCCTCTGCACCAAATTTAGAGAGCAGTTGGGTAACTACTTCCTTCTGATTGGCTTGGGCACGCTCAGCCGCAGTACGCTGTTCAAGAGTCTTATTCACTAGTTCCGCAATCGCATTCGGGTCTACAGCAGGAGCAGCAGGGTTAGCTGGTGCAGTGCTTGGTTGACGCGAAAGGAGTTCTTGTACCGTACGTTCGAGTTCAGCTTGCTTATTCACGTCCACTTGCACCGATTGCACCTTATTTTCTAGTTCGGCTTTCTCAGCCTTGAGTTGTGCGATATACGATTGTGCATGTGCGACGCTTTTAAGAGCGTCCTCAACCGAGTTGTACTTTTGAACACCTTGCTCATTAACAATCATCCCAAGCAGGTTGGCATAGGGATTATTGGCCTGAGGATTTGCAGGAGGATTACCGGGGTTTGCCGGTTGATTCTGTTCACCAAAGATTGTGGGGTCGCTCACATCTTTCCTTATTGTTATTATTCTTATGGAGTTACTTCTATATAATTAAGCAGTGCTTTGATCGCACCCGCTTCGTTACATACTGCATACTCGTAACTCGCTCTTGCTTGTATTTATCCCTTGAGAGAGCAAAAAGTTACGAAAATATTTAAAATAAATTTTGTAGTAAATTCTGACGGAAGTTAGGTAGGGGTAGGCACCTTCGGTGGGCGTCCCCTACGTTTAGGATTGGACGCGGACAGAGACTCAGCGACGTTGGTCGCTTCGCTTTCTGCCGTTGATTCATGCGTCAGAAGGCTTATAACTTCGGTCATAGCTCTTTCATACCCTACTGCGTCAGCTTGTAGGAATGCCCAATTGGCAATGCCGTAGGCGTCCTTACTGCGTACCTGCCTGTTACTTGCGTTGATCTTCTCATTGAGGATCGTGATTAACTGACTGCGGAGAAAAGCGGCATGAACAAATGTCTGCCGCATTTCATCCTTCTGTTGGTCAGTTAGGTTCTTCATCAAGATTGTTTTCATTACATCTGTTTAGCGTTCGCTCTGGTTTGATCGACGCTCATGCGGGCCACTACGTTATCTGGTCCAGTAGGTCCACCTGAGGCTACAGGCTGTTGTTGCTGTTGCGTACCCATCTGAGCAGCCATGTTCTGTTCCGTACCCAAGTTCTCCTGAAGCTGGTTAACGAGACGTTGCTGTTCAGCTTGTTCAAACAGAGCCTTGTACGGGCTATACAACTGGAATCGATTCAGACCCAGTACATCCTCCACCAGACGGCTTAGTGACACCGAGCTAAGGTGTGGGGCAATAGTCTGTCCGATAGGGCTGTTAAAGACCCCTGTGAGGTTCTGGAGAAGCTGTGCTTGGGCTGCGAAGTGACGTGCCCCGATAGGGCGAAGAACACCATTAGCAGTAATGTCGTCTTTGGTAATCTTAACGAACTGGGTTACACCCAAATCATTATCCATCACACGAACCACATCCTCTGCATCCAGATTTCGACGTGCTGTTTCCAACATTGCATTCAGGAGAGGTTCAAGCATTTCGATTTCGAAGGTGTTGATTTTCTCTTGGAAAATACGGCCAGCAGCGTTCTCAAGTTGTTGCACTTCAAAGGCAGTCTTTTCACCGGGAGTACGAACCCCCATAGCCTCACGAGGAGCCCCCGCATACTGTTCCATACGCTGTTCTAATAGCTGGATAGCATTGTCAGCTTGGATGACCCACTGAGCGTTCTTAGCAAGCTCTGTAACGGTTCCGCCTTCGTCAAGGTGAATCTCTGCACCCGGAGAGTAGACAAACTCCTCAACCTCACCAGAAATCACCAGAGGAGGGAGAACAGCCAAGTCCATAGCATCGGCCTTCAGATTTTCCAGATGGTCAATGCGGTACTGCATGCCTACCAGATTGTCCAGCGGACCCATAGCCCAAATGTTGTCACTACGGCCACGCCAACCCACATGGTAGATAGGAGCGCCACCAAACCACGTAGGAAGCGGCTCATTCTGGATAACCCACATACGGTCAATCACAGTCACCACTCGGCCCTGCTCAAGTTGCCCAGTCACTTCGTTGTAGATATCCCCATAGAACTGAAGGAACTCAACGTAGTTGCTACCAAGGTATTCAGAGTAGTTACCAAAGCCGTCCATCAGGAAGCCTTCAGCCTTGTCCGCTTCCTCAATCCCATACGCATTCATATGGGCCTTCATCAGGTCACGATTCGCTAGAGCCTGTTTTAGATACGCATTGTCAGGCTCATTCTCTGCCATTGCCGCTAGCTCACCCACATTGCGAAGGCTTCTAACAATCTTCCAAGAGTCGGAAAATGAATTAGCAAGTGGATTAAAGACAATATCAAGAGGACTAATTCTTCGCGCTTTAGGTCCGACATAATTAATCACCTTCATGTCGTTAATATCAGTCCGATAGGAGGCTTCATAATCAACCGTAGCGAATACATTGCCATAGTCAATGAAGTCCAACAGGAGCTTGCTCATTTCAGTACGAAAGTGTCCCTCACGAGTCTTGTTACTCATGTAGCTCTCGATAGCCATACGCTTAGCCTTGGTGGCATCGTCCTGCGTATAGGCTTCCCAACGTAGCCAGTCATCATTAGGGAATAGGGCACTCAGATAGTTTGAATGCAGGTTATCCCGAATCTGACAGAGCTTGGGAAGGGTAGTGGAGTTCTTCCAAGGGAGAGCGCTGTTTGACGTGGTTTTAGTATCTGTAGCGAAGATATAGTTGCGAAGCTCTTTCCACTCCTGAATCTTCGGATACATCTGTGTGTGATGGCGAAACCACGTCATAGCAATATACTTCGCCATACTGTCTTGTTTGAACGCTTCAGTGATATTTACATCACCTACGTTAAGAACTTTCTTAGCCATGTCTACCTAAAAGAGATTCCGCCGAAGCGAGAATGTATTGGAATAATGTTATCTCTCGATTTGTTAAGCCCACCACGACTCTTGGGCTTAACGGCAATCATTACAGCCGATGCAAGGGCATCCTTAATGTCGTCATGGGCCGGACGTGCCTGAATCAATTGCTCCTCTAGAACGTCCGTATAACCGCCCTTGAAGTGCCAGATATGCCCGTTCTCATAGCGATGCTCAAGGGCAGAAGCAATGCGCTCCTCCTTTGTGCCTTCTGAACGGTTAGGGCGATACTCGTCAATTGAGAGGGACAACCCTTGTTCGCGTAGCTTGTCTTTCAAGTCACGAACAATCACGGTTTGAGCAACCGTTACTTCCGCCCTGAGTTTTCTAAACTCCCACTTGCTGTGGAGGCGTGCAATCTCGTCAAAGTACTTGGAGATTTTGTCAGTCTGGAATACACTGATATCTAGGAGATAGATGAAATTGTCTGCGTCTACACCAATAACAACGATTGCTGTGTCATCACTTCGCTTACCAATGGAGAATGCAAAGTCAATTGAGGCAAAGACATTGAGACGGTTTCCTTTGAAGTACCAGTTTCCGTCTGATTGTTTGAGAAACTTACGCTCATAGTATTGGAACTTGTCTGCGGAGATTCGATTGCTTCCGGGGTCATTGGGATCATTGTAGTATTGAGAATAGAACTGGGTGCGATCCGAGTATTCAGCGCGGATACGCGAGAGAACTTGCTGGTCAAACCCGAAAGCTTTCCCGTCCTTGGGGCGAATTGTCCTAGGCCAGATAAAGATTCCATCAGTTTCAACGACATGCTCCTTAATCTCCCATACCTTCCTGCGTTCAACAATCAAGCCTTCCTTGTCGTACACGTCATACTCTTGGGCCTTCCAAGTGGCGTACACGTCATTAGGATGGTATCGAGTACCACAAGCGAGGGTGAAGCCACCAGCATTACGGATAGAGGTGAACTGACTACTCTTCTTGGAAACACTCTCCCGCCCATCTTCAGTGTAGGCATTCTCAGGAACCACCAAGTCATCTGCAATAACAATGTCTGCGTGCCAACCAGTTGTATTGGTTGTTAGGCCAGCCGTATCAATCGTGGCATCACGAATGCCTTCAATCTTCCGCTTCTCATGGTCAATGGAGATTGTGGTGTTGCTCCACTTCTCCCGCTTGCCTTCTTGAGGGTCAAGGTATTCAGGGAAGTAACGATTGAAAACTGAGGAGGAGAGGATGTTCTTGATCGCGTAGAGCTGCGTTTCTGCCAAGCCTGATGTAGCTGAGACATACAGGATGGTTACTTCCGGATGACGTACAATAATCCAAGCTGCCCATGTCGCCACCATATGAGACTTCAGGTGGGCACGAGGGAGCATTATGAGCTTGTTAGCCGTTAGCTGATCATCCAGCCCGAACAGACTGTAATCCTGCATCCATTTGAAACAGTCCTTGTGAACGTCGCCATATACGTATCCGGGATTCATCAACTGGGCAAAGACATACAAATCGTCTATAGCTAGTTGCCTGAGTGCTTTGGCATCTTCAGGCATCTTCTCCAGTTTTCGTTTGGCTTCAATCAACCACTGCTCAGCCATTCTTCAACAGCCGTACAACATCGGCACTGAATTCATTACTGGCACGGGACTGGAATTCCTTTTCCCGTTGAACTTCTTCCTTGCTAGGACGGCCAGCACCACGAGTATCCCAACCCCTATCTGCTAACCACTTTGCAGCTTGGAAATTCCCAGTAGTTCCCTGAGCGATAAGCGCTTTGATCCCGGAGCAGCGAAGCTTATACTCAAGTTCGCTACGCCATTCATCGATATGTTTGCGGATAGCCTTGTTATCGCAAATCTTTTGCCAATGCTTCCAGCCCGAAAAAGCAGCATTTGCGAATTCGTATTCCGTAGGGTCTGCCATTTCAAGATAAATTCTCTTGATGGAATAATAAACTCGCCCGTTGTGGAAGTGGTCTTGTTCTTTAAGCGAGTATATTGCATCTTCGTTATAGGCAAATTCAAGGAACAGACTTTGCGTTAGATACCGACCCATTGAGTCCAGCATCAGGCTCTTGTCCACTGAGAAGCTTTCTGGCTGCTTCATATCGTCCGTAGTAGTAGTCTCTTTCAATTCTCACTCCTTCTGCTTGCTGAGCGTACCCTGCAAGAAATTCTGCATCGTCTCGATAAAGTTGGGCACCTGTGCAGGAGCCGATAGTTCCGGCAATTGCACTTGATCCTGCTTGACTAGCTTCGGCTCGCGTGGCGCGCTTACGCAGGCTGCTAACGAGAGTGCTATACTGAGTATCAAGGTTTTTGATTTCATTCTGTTTCTCCAAGTCTGCTTGGGTCTTTTGCAAGGCCAAACGGCTCTCAGCAGCAAGCTTTCCTGCTTGTGCTACAGCAACTTGGTCTTCGTAGGTTTTAACAACTGCTGCATGTTCAATACTTACTGCCCGCTTGACTGCTGCATAATGAACTGCATACAGCGCAGCAAGAATGGCAAGCACAGCAACAACCTTTTCAATTAACGACACTATAATCTCCGTCGAAAATATGGGCTTCTTTAACGCGACGTTTATACAAGCCTTTGCTATATTTACCGTTAACGTAAACCCATTTGTACATCCCATTACGGGCGTCTGCATATCTCCCCTCATTAAGAGGTTTTAGGACGCTGTTGGACTTGCAGAAGGCCCCTACACCTACATTGAAAGCAAAGAGGGTGAGGGCGTTATACTGGTCAACCGTTAGTGGAACATTCACACATTCCAGTACACCAGTGCCATGCTTCACAAGGTCTTTCTTCAGTTGGTCCTTGCACATCTGAGGAGTCCAAGGCTTACCCATCACAACATCTTTTCCAGTGTGCCCAGTGCACACAGTTGGAATTCCACCGGTATCTTTGTAAGGGTCCGTAGTTGTCCCTTCTAAGGCAACAGCCCCCGCGATTAGTGCGGGAGCCGTTATACCAAGTAGCCATTTATTGGCCTTATTCAATTAAGCGCTACCTCCTCCAACCGTGTTGTTGGTTCCAAGATTGCTAACGGTAGTTGTGTTATTCCAGTAGGTATTCGACTGAACGTTGGCACGTTGAGAACCTGCCTTCAAAGTAATAGCCGTAGTAAGCTGGATAAACGAGTTACCTGTAATCACACCACCAGCACCAAGGTACGTATCAATCGTAATACCGTTCTGATTGGTTGCCGGGAGAGCAGCCGGATTCCACACATTGCCTACAATCGCATAGTCATATGCGTTGTTAATGTAGATACCATTGCTGTTGTTCTGCACGAGGAAAAAGCTGTTAGTACAGGTAAACGCACCAACAGGCGAATTCAAACCAATACTTGCAATAGCATTGTTGAACTGACTACCCGTAATACTCAACTGGTCAAGGTTCACCAATCCCGATGCTGCAAAAACACCATAGTTATTCCCAGTGAAATTGCACATGGTGATTGACACACCCTGTACGTTTGCACCGTAATTAATGGACGTGTTCCAGCCAACGAAGGAGCAGTTGACGAAGTTGAACACACAAGGAATCACAGCAGACGTAGTGCTAAACATAATCACTGCGTCACCATTCGGATACATCCCTGCGAAATGGCAGTCTGTAAAATACACGTTAGACATGCCATTGATGCGAACGCCTTGCTGCCAGTAGTTCGATACAATGAATCCATCGCTCCCACGGAACACAATATCTTCGATATACGAAGGAGCAGTATTAGCGGGGTTGGGAATGCTGGTAGACAACTGGGTAAGCAGCATGCCATAGCAGTTAGTTGGACCTTGCCCAGTGGTGAGCATGTCAAAGCCCTTGTAGTGCACCGTATGGAACGATCCATTGTGATTGGTTGCAATACCAATTACCGATGCAGCAAACAGCAGGCTAGTGATTCCGCTCCCACTACCTTCAATCTTCAGGCTCTGGATAGTATTGTTAGCCCCGAAGTTGTGTGTGATGGTATTCGTGAAGTACCATTTACCCGGACCAATCTTGATGTGGATTCGAGCAGGATCAGGAGCAGCATTCTTCAATGCAAGGAACGCAGAGAGGTTATCCGTAATCCCGTCCGGCTTGCCACCAAACTGAGCGAGTGTCCAAGGGTACGCATCGACAATCTTCCATCGGCCACCATCAGAGGCGACAATGACGCTGCCCCCGTTGTCCGTAGAAGTGGAGTCGTTGATATCTAGGTAGTAGCTGCTACCGCCCTTGTCACCTGCGGCATAGTAGCCACGGGTAACTACATACGCATGAGCCGTCTTGCTAACGGTACGAAGCTCCGCAACGTTGTTGACAGGGTACGCAAGAGGAACAATGCTGCTTGCCAACAGGGAATCTGCTGCGGAACGATTGGT